GGATATTTAGTGTGGTGGTTGTGTACTAAATAATATTTGCTTGTTGTTGGATTAAGATAATGTCTTTATCTTTATTATCGTAAACAGAGTTTGTTTTGAGACCCGCTGATTCACGCATTGTGTTGAGGTCTGCTTCTTTGTTGATTCTGTATTCTCTAGGACTAAGTAGTAAACGTGATTCTAAGTAATCAACATCGAAATCCATTTCACTATCGTCGTACTTAACAGTCCAATCCGATGCTTCGTACTCAGTTAATGATGCTAAATCCTTAACTAACTCTTCGATTTGTTTAGGTAGTGAACTTCTACGTTTAACTTCAACGTACACTAAGTAACGGTTTGGTTTAATTTCACCAGGACTACGGTCTGCATCTAGCACAAAGTCATAACCTTTCTCAAACCATTCAACTAAATCATCTGCTACTTTGCTGTTTTTAGTATAAAAACTAACTGTAGCAATATCGTCGTCATTGCCCATCTTACTAACGAACTCATCGATGTGTACGGTAGGTTTAATCAACCCAACCATGTCTTTATGATTTAATCCTTCCTGTAGGTTCATTTTTAAATACCTGCTAGTTTTTTAAGGTCAGATTGCTCAACACTTTCATTTGTTGATGCGTTGTAATTACCATTATCGTCCAAACTATCCTCTAAAGCCTCTGCTTCGTCCTTTATAACTCTTGCGAATCCATCTAGTTCAATGCTATCCATCGGGGACAAATCCTCACCTTTATATATTTTTAATATTTCTATTAAGTGATGTGTTATTGTCATGCTATGCTTCCTGTTCTGTTCCTTCTTTATTCAAATCTTGCTCGTACGCTAAATTTAAATCCTCTAAGTCAATGTCTTGACCTTCTAGTTCTGTGCTACCTGTTTGAATATCTGTGATTAAGTCTTTCGGCATCGTAATTTCAACTAACCAAATGTCTTTCTCAATAATCTTTGGTTTCTTTGTACCATCGATAAAGTCATCAGATGTCATAACTTTAATAGGGATTTTCATTGTTGATTTCTTGTACTTGACTGTACAATCGAATGGGAGTAAACGCTTTGCTCCACGAGGGTCGGGCATACTATCTGCTAACCACATGAATGTACACGTTACTGTATAACGTCCAATTTCTGGACCTTGTACTAATTCGCCTAAATCCCAATTTTGGAATGCATAGATATCAATTTCATCCAACACCCTCTCAAAATCTAGTAATGCGTTTACACTACCATCACTTAGGTACAGGTCTTTGATTGTTTTTGATATTTGCCAGTAATCAACGTCGTTGTCTAAAAAGTTCTTTTTCATGTATCTATTTATACATTTTAAGTTGTTAGTTCAACCAATGTAGCACTAAGGTTAATTTCTGGGTCAGCAACGAAACTATGATTAACTAATCCATTACGTATTGATAGGATTGCTTTGTCCCTCATTTCATCAGTATCACCAAACAAGTCTAAGTTATCATATAACCATCGGTACACTTCTTCCATGTCATCGGGTCTGACACTAGTACATAATAACTTTCTCGCTTCCTTAATCTTACCTTCTTTGAATAAGTTAACCGCACTTAATTTATAATCTTGCATCCCACCCTCATCCCCGTTGGGGGCAGTTAATGTGCCATCAGAACTGCTCATCTGACACATATTTAAACACTTACGGAGGTCTGGGTATGTTGCTTTGACATAACTATCAAGTACATCTAGGTCGAACTCAACGTTCTCATCAATTAGTACCTGTGCGATTCTCGATGTGAAATCGGTTTTATCAACCTTCTCAATATGAAACCCTTGGCATCTACTGTGTAACGCAGGGATGATTTTATTTGGGTAATTACATGTTAGAATGAATCTTGCATTAGATGCATATGTCTCCATTACACCACGCAACGCGGCTTGCCCATTGGGGGATATGTAATCCGCCTCATCTAATAGTACAACTTTAAATTCGCCGAACGACATGGTACCAACAAAATTAGTAATCTTGTCTCTAATGGTATCTACACTGTTCTCACGACTCGCATTAATCTCAAGGGTATCGAACTTATTAACACCCAATGAGTTGATTAGTATCTTCGCCAATGTTGTTTTACCAACACCTGCTGAACCACTGAAAAGAAGATGCGGTATGGTACCATCATCTATCCAACTCTGTACTTGTTTTCGTTGTACATCATCTCTGAATACATATCCATCTACAGTAGATGGTCTGTACTTTTCAGTCCACAATTGTTTCATAATATAATCTGTTTTAAAAAACTATATTATAACTTATTAAAAGGAAAAATAATTCTTAACTTTGTCCCAAAATGAGTGTTTTGGTGCTACGTACGCAGGTTTCTTTTTGGTAGGGGGGGTTGGTTTACCAACAATCTTAGCAGGTGCTTTCTTCTTTGCTACTGATGATGCTTTCTTTTTAGGTGCTTTCTTTTTAGCAGTCTTCGATGCTTTAATAAGTTCAGTAATCATATCCTTTTTGGATTTCCTGCGGTCTAACTCAATGCCGATAGTTCTACCATGTGCTTCCAATTGTTTCTTTGTCATTTTCTGCAAATTCATCTTCTTCTCCTTGTGTGAAATTTTGTATTTTTATTTAGTTAATATTATGTTAGAAGAATAATTCTTTAAACATGTTGATTTTATTTGACTGTTTTGTCTCTCGCATATTATCAGATGATACCTTATAATAAACATCGTTTAATTCTATACCGATAAACCCTCGGTTCATCGATTTACATGACATTCCAGTTGTTGCAGTGCCCATAAAACAATCCAACACAGTATCATTCTCATTTGTGAAGTTTTCAATTACCCAATCAGAAACCTCACGATGCATTACTGCTTTGTGATTTTTTGGCATGTTAGAGTTTACGGATGTCGTTATTGTGTTTTTGGTATATGTACTGTTGGATGTTAACGATGCTTCACCAAACACAATTATATATTCATGCGAATTCGTAATGCTACCACCTGATGCTGGCATTGGGTTGGATTTCTCCCATATAATTACTTCCTGTATTGCATCGCTGTATTTCCCAATAAGATTGAAAACATCTTTTTTATTATAAAAGTTTTTCTGTATGTTGAAGAATACATTGCCATTGGTAATTCGTATCAATTCATCTATCACATTGCACATCCACGCATAATAGTCATCAACTATATCATCGTAGTGGTCGTATTTGTCGTTGCGTTTTCTATTATATGGTGGAGATGTGAACGCAAAATCAACAGAATTATCTGCCATCTTCTTCATTTCGTCCAAGCAATCACCATGAATCAATACTTCAATCATTCACTATATTTAAGAATATTATTAAGCATTATGTGAGTTGTGCATTGACCCATGAATACGTGCTCTATCAGATGTTACGACAATTGCATCAGTGTGGGTATCATCAATCTGTTTTACGTCGCTTACTAATAAAATATCATTGTTATCCACACGGCGCAATGTCAAGTCAGTGTCGCCAACTTCAATTTTAATACCACGTGTCCATCTACCGTGTGATGTCAGTACATACTGCCCCACAGACACATCAGTTTGTTTGTCACCGATTGCATATACTTCCGCCCACCTAGGTCTAATGCCAGTAGATGTTTTATCGTCACCCGGAAGAATAATACCATTGGAAGTGAATCTCTCTCCAAAATGCATATCCTTTACTAGTATGTTATCGTGCAGTGCTTTAATTGAATCGATTTTGTATGTATTAATTGATGCCATTAGATTTTTTTAACTCCTTTTTTACCACGTGACTTTTCTCGTGGTGTTTCTGTTTTTTTCTGTTCTACTTCTCTTGCTTTAGCAATTGCTGATGCTAATCCGCCTTTTTTAGGTTTGGATTTAGTAGGGGTTCCCTCACTTACTTTTGGCGCAACTTCAACCACTTCTTTCGTTGATTCTAATGGTGTATCAAACCCTTCTATCGTCGTATCAACCACCGCAACTTCTATCTTCCCGCCCACCGGAACATCTTCTATTTGGTTTCTAATCTGCTTTCTATAATTTTGATTAACTTGGTGCGCCTTCGATGTAATGGTCTCATTTTTCTTATCAATCACATCACCCTTTGCATTCACCCCCATATTTCCGACTGCCCGCACATTCTCATTTTTTAATAATAATGCCCCCATATCAACGGGTTTTCCAAGTGCTGACCGATATAATTTACTTGACATATTTTCTGTACCTCGATATTAATTAATTACATGTATTTAACGTAGAAATTCACCTACGTCTAAATTGTAGAATATGCTATCTATTTTATGAACTTCTAATTTATACAATACATAACTAGAAACGCTTGACCCACGCCCAACCCCCCATATTATGTTATTTTGTATCATAGTATCTACTAGGTATTTCATGTACTTCAATAGGTTAAATAAACTTCGTTCTTGATACATAATAAGTTCATACCCACATCGTTGGAGTTCCGCATCAGTGTTGCATTCCGATAATATGTACTCAGCGATATCTAAATCTTTGTACTCATTTGGCATATACCAATTTTCTTGATTTTTTCTATCAAATTCAAAG